CAAGAATTAGACATATTGTGAGGTTAATCTTATGGACACTTTAGAAAAATTACGCTTGGAGTTGCGTGAAACTCTATCAAAGGCATCTGCTAAGGCTGCTGAATGGGAAGGCAAGGAGAAGGAAATGCCCCCAGAAGTCCTGAGCGAGATTGATGCCAATATCCGTGAGGCTGAAGCCATTAAGAGCAAGATTGATGTGCTCAAACGCAAAACCGAACTCGACGCTTATGCCAATGAAGGTGTAGGCGCTAAGACTGCCATTGCCCCTGCCACAGAGGAAAAGAAAGAGAAATATCCTTTCAGGTCTTTGGGTGAGCAGCTGGTTGCCATCATTAAGGCTGGCAGCCCAGCAGGCAAGGTAGATCCTCGTTTGTATGAGGTGAAGACTGCGTCTGGCTTATCCGAAGGTGTAGAGGGTGCGTTCCTTTTGCAACCCGACTTCGTGCAAGAGGTTATGAGCCACGCTTATGAAAGCGGTCAAATCTTGAGCCGAACCCGAAAGATGCCAACATCCAAACAAAGCGTGAAAATACCGCTTGTGGCGGAGTCCTCTCGTGTTGCTGGCTCTCGTTGGGGTGGAGTGCAAGCCTACTGGCTTGCTGAAGCTGGCGAAAAGACTGTATCGAAGCCCGCCTTTGAAAACCTCGCGCTCGAACTGAAAAAGCTTATCGGCTTATGCTATATGACCGATGAGATGATGCAAGACCTGCCGTTCTTGGAATCCTTTATCGGTGAGGTGTTCACTGAAGAGTTCACCTTCCAGTTAGAGGAAGCGATTATCAATGGGACTGGCAGTGGACAGCCTTTGGGCATTTTGCAATCGCCTGCACTTGTTACCGTTGCAAAAGAGACCCAGCAGACTGCCGACACTGTAGTATATGCCAACATCGTCAATATGTGGTCGAGATTGCATGCTCGCAGCCGTGCCAATGCTGTGTGGCTGATTAACCAAGATGTTGAGCCTCAACTCTACTCAATGGTAATAGGAACAAACGTTCCAGCTTATTTGCCCGCCAATGGCTTGTCTGGAACGCCTTATGCTACGCTGTTCGGACGTCCCGTCATCCCTACCGAGCACAATGCAACACTTGGTGATGTTGGCGATGTCATTCTTGCCGACTTCAATGAGTACGTGACCATTGATGCTGGAGCGATGAAGTATGACACCTCAATTCACGTTCGGTTCGTCTATGATGAAACGGCGTTGCGCTTCGTTTACCGCTTCGATGGTGCGCCATTGTGGAAGTCTGCTCTGACACCTGCTAAGGGTTCAAATACGATCAGCCCGTATGTAACATTAGCTACTCGTGGATAGGAGGAGAGATGATTAAGATTCCCGGTGATTTGAATGTTGTGACGGGCTTAGCTCCAACTGCTGGAGGTTCAGCTGCGACTGGCGATTACATCTCTCTCAAGAATGCCCACAGGGTTTGGATTGTCTTTTCTGTGGTGCAAGGCGAAGCGACTGTGCCAGTGCTTTCAGTGATGAAGGCAACTGTTGTCGCTGGAACTAGCGCAACTGCGATGACCGAAGCAGCCCGCATTTTCTCGACACTCGACTGTGCTACATCTGATGTTTTGGTGGAACGGACGGCTGCTGCCTCTTATTCGCTGGATGCTGCTTTGAAAGATAAGCTGGTTGTGTTCGAGATTGACCCAGCTGCAATCGGAGCGTATGACTGCATTGCTGCTAAGGTGGCAGCTTCTAATGCTGCGAATATCACATCTGCGCTGTATGTTGTAGAAAGTCGGTATGGAACTAAAACCCAGCCGTCTATGATTGTTGACTAACCAATTGGTGGGGCGTTTTACCGCCCCACCTAAAATGAGAGCGTATTATGGCGGATTACTGCACAATCGCAGAAGTCAAGAATATGATGCCCGATGTAGAATGGGCTTCCGACTATGATGCTACGATATTGAGCCTCATCTCTCGGGCATCCAGAGCTATTGACCGCTGGACTGGGCGTGAGCCTGATGCTTATTGTGCTCCGGAGACCACTCGGCTATTTGATGGGGCTGGCAATTCTGAACTTTATATTGGTGAGTTAGCTGCTGCCCCGACAGAAGTTAAGGTTGCGTGGGATGGCATAACGTTCGAACTGTTAGATGCGGCAGAGTATTATTGCTTGCCGATAAACTCTCTCCCATTCAATTATTTACGGCTTGAGTTTGGCACGTTCCCGTGCATGCGTAGATCTGTCCAAGTGAAAGGAAAGTTCGGATATAGTCTATCAGTTCCTGATGATATAAAGCAAGCCGTGATTATGCAGGTTATCCGCTGGTATAAGCACGGGCAGCAGGCGTTCCAAAATATTAGTGCTAATTCTGCTTTAGGCTCGCTGGAGTATGGTGGGCTTGATGAAACAGTTAGCTCTATTTTAGAGGCTTATCGGAAGGTCACAATATGAGCTATTCTATTGGCAATGCGTTAGCTTGGCTTCAAGCTGAGTTAGCTAAAATTGATGGTATAAAAGAAGCGCCCGCAGCTCCGCCTGAAGCAATGGCTCAATTCCCATTCGCTTTGGCTTATGCCAGCAGCTTTAGCTCGATAGGTGGCTCAGGCTTTGAGGAAGTTCTGGACGTGCTGGTTGTTGAGATCCACGTTGCAAGGCAAGTGCTGCCGAAATCATTCCCGATAGCGCTTAGCTTTAGAAATGAGGTGATTGGCATTCTACTTGCCGACCCAACGTTTGGTGGTAATGTAGACACTTACACCGATGTGCGTGGAACATTCGGCTGGCTGCAATACGCTGGCGAAAGTCATTTAGGCTGGCGCATTGAAATTGAAGTGAAAGGAAAGATAGGATGCTAAAGTATATTGGCAATGCATCGTTAGCTGACATACCCGCCAGAGATTTGACTGATGATGAAGTCAAGATTTATGGCGGAGAGGAATTTCTACTCTCGACTGGGCTATATGCCAAAGTTGAAGTAATAAAGCAAAGCAAGACTTTGCATGAGAATAAATTATTGCAGCCTGAGAGTGAAGACAAAGGCTGTTCAGGCTGTTAGGAGGATAGATGGCTGGAATTAAGAAATTGCGCAGAATACAATTAGGCAAGGAAGTGACTGCTGGGCTTGCTGTTGCTGCTACGACAAAATGGCGTGGGACTGGCACGTTAGAGGATAAGCGTGAGGCTTATTTTCCTGATGAGGATATTGGCTTTATTGTGCCAGTGAACCGTGCGTTTTTCCCGTTCACGCAAGGGCAGTTAGATTTGGATGAAGTCCCTGCCACTTTTGAACAGCTGCCCCATATCTTGGCGATGGGCGTTGATGGAGTTGTATCAGGAACGAAAGATGGTATTGGTACTGGTTATGTATATACTTATGCTTTCCCAACGACTACAGTCAAGACGCCCAAGACTTATACAATTGAGGGCGGTGATAATGAGCAAGTCGAGCAGATGGCTTATACCTTTGCCGAGAGCTTCAAACTAAGTGGCAAGCGGAAAGAGCCAATCATGATGAGCGCCACGCTGATTGGCAGTGATGTTAGTGTTTTATCTGGAGGCTTTACTGCAGCTGCGACCTTACCGACTGTTGAAGAGATACTTTTCCAGAAGGCAAAACTCTACATTGATTTGATTAGTGGAACGATTGGAACAACTGAGATTGGCTGCACGTTATATGAGTTTAGCCTTGATGTTACGACTGGTTTTCAAGCGCTCTATGCTGCCAGTGGCTCGCTTGGTTACTGCAAGATTATCGCCTCGACCCCTGAGCTAAAGCTGCACTTAGTATTTGAGCATAATGCCAGCTCTATTGCCCAGAAGGCTGCTTGGCGCTCACTCACTCCGAAGCTCATACGGATTAAGAGTGAAGGTTCGGCTTTGGCGACTGCTGGGACATATACCAATAAGACGCTCATCATTGACCTTGCCGGCATGTGGGAGAAGTTTGATAAGTTGGGTGAGGATAATGGAAATGATATTATCGAAGCCGACTTCCGTGTTGCTTATGATGCAACTGCAGCCAAGTATGCTGAAATCAAAGTAGTAAACGAGTTAGCGAGCTTACCATGATAAGAATTGAGATACCGTCCAGAGACACGCCGGGCTTCTTGCGCAGGGCTAAGAAAAGCATCGAGCTGATGCAGAAGGCTGCTGACCCGCAAAGCAACCCGAATATCATCGATGATTTGATAGAGTTTATTCTGGGTTATGTCATTGAGCCCGCTGACCGAGATGAAGCCAGAGAACAATTGCTTGATGCTTCTGAAGCACAGTTAGGTGAAATCATTGCCCAGATTGGTGGATTAAACCAAAACCCTACCTCACCGAGCCCGAGCAATTAAGATATAAGTCTTGGATGCGAGGGTTCGGTGATGAACCGCCTTACTGGGCTGTTGTGCTTGACTTGAGTGAGACATATGGCATTGCCCCGTGGGACTTTGAAGAAAGATGCACACCAGAATGGTTTCACCGAATGATAATGCGCCGAGATGAGGTCATACGTAAAATGAACAAAGCTGGGCACAATGGCTGAGAAAAATATTCTCGAAGTTATCATTACTGGTAAAGATGAAGCCAGTGGCAAGCTAAGTGGTATTTTAGGGACGCTTGGTGGACTTGGCAAAACCGCTGGCATTGTCGGTGGTGCTCTTGGTGTAGCTGGTGGTGCAGTTGTAAAGTTTGCTGGCGATCTGGCGACGTCTGCTGCGCCCGCAGAGGCAGTGACCAATACATTCAAAAACCTTGCAGCCTCGATTGGCGAAGAAGCTGCCCCGATGCTCGAAGAATTGCGTCAAGCCACAAGGGGGATGGTTGCTGATACCGACTTGATGCAAGCCACGAATAAGTTCATGTCGATGGGCTTGGCAGATAGCTCTGAAGAAGCTGCAAAGTTAGCAGAAATGGCAACCCAGCTTGGCTCTGCAATGGGCATGGATGCTACAGCATCAATGGAAGACTTTGCCCAGATGCTGGCTAACCAAGCCATCCCTCGCTTAGATAACTTCGGCATTTCCTCAGGGCAAGTTCGTACTCGCATTGATGAGCTGATGGCTGCCGACCAGAACCTGACCCGTGAGCAAGCTTTTATGCAAGCTGTTATGGAGCAGGGTGAAACCTCAATGGCTAAAATCGGTGAGCAGTCTGGCACAACCGCTGCCAGTATGGCACAAGTACAGGCGCAGCTGGAAAACCTCAAGATAAGTATTGGGACTGCATTGCTGCCCATTCTTGGAGAGCTTGCTAAGGCTGTAACTCCATTAATCCAAGAGATTGGACCTGTTCTTGTTGATGTAGCTGGTCAAGTTGGTGGAGTAATCACTAGTGATGTTATCCCTGCTTTACTTCCGCTTATAGAAAAGTTATTGCCCCCCATTCTTGACCTGTTGCCATCTATTGTTAGCTTATTTGCTTTATTGGCTTCAAACCTCATGGAAGCGCTTGCCCCAGTGCTGGACACACTTGTTTTAGTATTAATTGATCTGATAGACCAGTTCACGCCACTTCTTGAGACCTTACTTCCGCCATTGATAGATTTAATTGGTTCGCTAATGAAAATAGTTGAGCCTATTTTGACAATAGCTACATCTTTATTGAGCAATATTGTTATTCCACTAATTGAGCTATTGTTACCGCCGCTCATTGATTTACTTGATAAAGTCGTTGGTGTTGTTAGCACATTAGCTGGATGGTTAGCTGACCATCTGCAGCCTGCATTTGATGCGATCGGCGATGCAATTTCAAATGTAATCGGATGGTTTGAAAGTCTAAAGGATAAGTTGTCTAACATCCATTTGCCTGACTGGCTGACCCCGGGGTCGCCTACGCCGTTCGAGCTTGGCTTGCGTGGAATTGCCAGTGCACTAAAAGAAGTGAATGGTGATATTGGTGGATTGACTGTGAATGCATCATCTCCAAGTACTATGCAGCCAATTATGGTTTCAGTTAATATTACTGACCAGTCTTATATCTCATTGTCAGACATAGATAATGCTGAAGCAAGGCTAAAGCCGATTGTAACTAATATAGTCAGAAAGGCGATGGCTTCCTAATGCGATATGGAATTGCTAAATACGGCTCATTCAAATATGGTAGCGGTCCTACGATTGATAACCTGCTTTGGGGTATTATTGTTGATTGGGACGGTGATGGCTATTTTACTGGAGAAAATGAAGCATCGCATGTTATCTCTTTTCGAAGCATACGTGGAAGAAATAACATTGTAAATTCTGGTCTTACTGGTTTGGAGACCATGAAAATTGGCGAAGCAACTTTGACACTTGACAATTCTGATGGCAGGTATGATCCTTATAACCCAGCAAGTCCACTTTACAATAAGTTCTATCCCGGAAGAAAAGCTAAAATTATCGTCAAAAAGGGAACGTCTGGAACTCAATACGATGTATTTTATGGCACTGTATCAGACCTAAGAGTGTACGGTTACAATCAAACTGCTGATATGGTGATAAATGACCTATGGCAAAGTTTAGCTGATATTGAAGGGTATCATTCTGCTGTCAAGAACATAAAAGCAAGTAATGCAATATCAGAATTATTGGAACAAAGCGGATTTGATATTTCCACTTCGTTCGAAGATACACTCACTTATATGCCATATTGGTGGGAAGCTAATGATAAGCTGAAAAATCAAATCGAAAAGTTAGCTGAGTCCGCCCTTAGCAGTGTATTTATTGATAGTTCTGGAACGCTAAAGTTATTCAATAGAATGCACACAGAAACCCCGCTAAATATAACTCAGTCTGACTTACTCAAGGATATAAGGAGATCGCTCCCGTGGGAAGAACAAATTGGCAAGCTTCAAATCTATGTGTCGTCTTTTGATGCCCAAGCGTCACAAGTAATCTGGTCGCTTGATAAGCCTATCATAATCGCTGCTGGTGAGAGTATCAAATTAATTTGCCAATATATGCAGCCGTCATATCATGTTCTAACACCGATTAATGGCATAGATGTTATACTGACTGATGCCAATGGAAATCCGATAAGTTTTGACATAACTGATTTTGAAGACCGTGGAACTACTGCAATTCTCGAACTGGTCAACAATTCTGGTGTTGATGGAATTGTTACTCTTGCAAGAATATACGGTGAGCCGCTGAATGAGGCTAACAAGATTGGAATTGAGAATGATATAAGCAATGAAATACCCAAAGTGCTGATATTTGATAACTTTAGGTTGCAGAATACTGTTGCAGCTCAAGAATATGCAGGGATACTTTCTGACTACTTTCAGAATAAGCCTCACATCTGTACGATTGTAATAGAAGGAAGACCTGACCTACAATTTGGCGTTGAATTAATGAAACAAGTACATCTCATAGCCAATAGAATAGGCATTGATGACACTTACCAGATTATCAGAATTGAGCATGAATGGATTAGCGCAAATGGGTCATTGATTAGAACTACAATTAAGCTTGAACCACCAAGACCCGTTGGAAGTGGCTTAGATTATGATTATATTGTCCCAGCTGGAGGTGAAGTATTCTGGTATGGCAATGCTTATGATATCCCTGCCGATTATGAATTAGACACCTCATTTTCAGAGTGTTATGTTAAAGCAGCTTCTACTCCCAGTGATACTATTGCTGGGAATGAAAAGCATTTGCATACTGTACCGAATAGCACATCTGTGGCTGGACACGCTCATCCCTTTACCTCCAGTAATACTGGAAATGCTACTGGCACTGCAATAAAATTGAAAAGTGCTGGAAGCCCATATCATAGCAATTACTTTGTCACTCCAACCCATCCTCATGGTATAAGCTCTGGAAATACGAGCACGAGTGCATCGCACAGTCATCCAATTGGTGACACTGGTTATGTCGATAATTTGCCCTCATATATGGCGTTATATTTGATTAGAGCTAAAGTTGACACTGTTTGCCCAATTAACGGTGTGGTGATGACTTCGAAAGCTCCCTCTTATTTTCCGTCTGGATTTGTTGTATGTAACGGGCAGAATGGAACCCCTGATATTAGAGATAGGTTTGTTTACGGCGCTAAAGATGATGATATGGTTGGCGTAAGCGGTGGCTATAAAGACCATAAGCATGTAAATGGTTCTGTTGGAGCTGGCGGTGGGCATGGACATACCAAGACTGGAACCACAAATGTAGTAACTTCTTCATACTATCACGATATTACTGCTGGAACTGGAATAAATGCCCCCGGTGAGGAGCATGTACATGATTACAGTTTTACTACCACTGATGAGCCTGACCACATTCATACGCTTGGTGATACTGAATTAGCAGATTCATTGCCAAGTTATGTCAAGTTGTATTATATAATGAGGCTGGTATGATCACTTTTCCTTCTGGAACAATCTTATTGTTATATGGCTCTACAATCCCATCTGGCTGGGCAAAGTGTGATGGTACCAATGGGACGCCAAATCTGATAAATAAATTTGTGTTTGGTGCTAAAACCGATGCTGAATTAAAGACAACTGGCGGTAATGATACTCATACTCATGTTGAGCCCAATACCAGTACAAATCCTGCCCATAATCATGGCGGCAGTGCATCTGCTACAATTGAAGCTCAGACCTCATCTGTTGCAGCTCCGACCGATCCATCCATGTATAAGCAATCGGCGCCCGTCGATCACGGACACGGCAATGCGACTATCACAATTCAAAGTGTTGATGGACACGACCATCAGGTTCTTGATACCAATAGCGCTTCAAGCGTCCCTCTGCACATCCAGAGAATTTATATTATGAAAGTATAGGAGGATAAAATGCCTACGAATTTCCCGACAAACCCCGACAGTTACACCACCAAAGTTGATGGTGTTGACACCGTCATGGCGGCGCATATAAACAACCTGCAAGATGCTACAACGGCAATTGAACAAGCACTGCTTGGAGATATTCCTGATGGCAATGTTCAATATGTAAAGAAGGCAGCGACTTCCACAAACAAAGCCGTTCCTCGTTTTGATGGCACAGATGGGAAGAAAATACAGAACAGTGGCGTGATAATTAATGATAGTGGTCAGCTTTCTGGCAATGGCTTAGATGGTTGGATTTACGACACCGACACTTGGTTTTACGTAAGCTCAACCAGCTTTAAGATAACTGGCAAAGATGTGCGTTACAAATTCCCGAATGGCACGAAAATCAAGCTGGTGCAGACCACCACTAAATATTTTTACGTTGTGGCGACTGCCTATTCTACTGATACCACTGTTACCATTACTGGTGGTTCGGATTATACTTTAGCCAGTGCTGCTATCAGCGGGCAGGCGTATAGCTATGCTGCAGCGCCGCAGAACTTCCCGCAATGGTTCAATTATACGCCCACAATCTACACGGGTTGGAGCGCTTTGCCGACTGGAACTTATAAATTTTATGCCGTTGGCAACACCTGCTTTTACAATATTGACCAATCTGATGGAACAAGCAATGGTGCAACCACACAGCTTGGCATGCCAATTACTGCTGCTGGCAATCAATCTTTCAGTGGCGCTTGTGGGCTGGCGGTTGATAATGGAACTATTCTTACGGGCGCAGCTCGATGGTATATAGAGAAAAGTGCAACGTGGGTTCAATTCCAAAAAGATATGGGGACTGGACTATTTACCACAAGTGGCACAAAACGAGTGCGAGCATTGGTGATTTATGAATTTTAGAAGTATAATTTGCATGGAGGTGCAATATGGATTTTAGTGATGCGATTGTTGTTGGAATTCCACTCGTGCTGGTCGTTTTAGGCTTGGTCGAGTGGATCAAGCAGTTAGGTGTGCAAGGCAATGCCGTGCGCTATGTTAGTTTGGCTATAGGGCTGATTTTCGGCATTGGCTATCAGCTAAGCTTAGGAATGCCAACTAATTATGCAGGCTGGTTCGGTGCAGTCGTCTATGGGCTTGCGCTCGGACTGGTAGCTTCTGGCATTTATGATGCAGCTTCTGATATAGTGCATAAGAGTTAATATGGCAGCTCCGAGTGCAGGTCAAGAACGAGTTACTAACGCTGAATTGCGTGAGACGTTGGCTGTTCTTGCCTCACGCATGGAGCGGATAGAAAATGATATTGCCTATGTAAAGCAATGCGTTGAAAATTCCAATGAGCGGGTGAGGCAGATAGAACAGTCCGAAGCTGGCTATCACCCGCTCACGACCAATAGAGTCGAAAGGCTCGAGAGCCGAGTAGAT